GGCACACATTATTCGTGATGGTGAAGTGGTACCTATTGCAATTCCTTTAGGAAAGCGTGTAAAGATTGGTAGTAACTATAGGGAACCACTAGAAAACTACGTTGCTAACGATCAATTATGGATTCAAGATATCTTTACATTTAATCAGATTCCTTGGTATGCAATTAAAAATAGAACAGAAAAATGGTTTATTTATGCTGTTCTTTCATGTTCAGCAATCTATATATTATCGTTCCTTGGAAGATATCTAACTAATTAATGTCAAAAAAGATAGCAATATTTGTCAATCATCCTCAATGTTCCATCCAGTCAGTCAACGGTGTGATGGAAGCTTTGCCAGAATACTCATTTAAGATATTTACAAAACACCATGTGGAAAGATCGTTTTTTGACGATGTCCACATGGTTTGTTTTCCTGGAGGGATTGGCGATAGTGATTCTTTTGACGATTTATTAAGGAAGAACAAAGATGAAATTAAAAAGATTGTGCAGCAAGGTAGGCCGTATTTGGGAATATGCATGGGTGCTTATTGGTGTGACAGCTTTTACTTTGATTTCCTTAAAGGGACTCGTGTGGTTCAGTACATCAAGGCTAGGGGAGCATGTACTAAAAGACCTCACGCAAAAGCTATACCAATAACTTGGAAAGGTCACCAGGATAAAATGTTCTTTTATGATGGATGCACATTTGAAGGTGGTGACTATGTAACAGTTGCAACCTATGCAGAAACAGGTTATACTATGGCAATGACTCAAGAAAACCTTGGTCTAATTGGTTGTCATCCAGAAGCAACACAACACTGGTTTGATAGCTATAATTATATGAAAGAACATTGGCATCATGGTATGCATCATAAACTACTTAATCAATTTGTAAAGAAATTATTATGAAATTTGACAGATTTGACTTTGAACAGCAATTATTAGACTGCTGGAATATTACCAAAGACATTAAGACTGTGTATGAAGGTATTTGCGATTCTAGTCCTGCATTGACTGAAGATCAAATCGCCAATGCTTTGATGGGTCTTGAAACATTGTATGAATTAAAGTTTAACAAACTATGGTCAATGTTCGAAAATGGTGTGAATCAACGATCAATTAATAGTACAAAGGAAGAACATGTATAAGTGGCGCGAAACTTCTAATATGAATTATTACTTCAGAGAGTCTGATGGTAGGATCGTAGGTGCATCTTGGCATGCTGCACTATCTACATCCTTTTATTCTGCGAAGATCTATACAGAGACTTTTCCTTTTACAAATGACTGTGAAAGATACTTAGGTCATTATATTAATGAAGGTGCTGCTAAAAAAGCAGTAGAAGATTTTTGGTTTAAACAATCAAACACTATTGAATACAATGAAAGTAGTAATTAACAGGTGCTGGGGTGGATTTGATTTGTCTTTTGAAGCGTATAAGCTAATTGCTGAACGTAAAGGATGGCAACATGCTGTTGATGATTGGGATAATGATTACTGGATAATTTCTTCTAATGTTCACAGTGTTGCCAGTGATTTAGATAGAAATGATCCAGATCTTATTGCAGTAGTTGAGCAATTAGGTGATAAGGCAGATGGTGACCATTCAGAATTAAAAATTGTCAATATTCCTGATGATGTGGATTGGTATATTCATGATTATGATGGCATGGAAAAAGTTCATGAACAACATAGAGAATGGTCATAACTTTTTAAGGTGTGACCTATTTACTCTAACCATAATCCAAGTGTTATACCAAAGTTCAGAATTCTCTAGTACTCCTCTCACAAACTGTTCTTTAGCTTCTAAGTAATTAGTTGCTCCCTTTGAAAGGCAAAGGTGTAGGATTTCTCTAGTAAAGTTATCCTTACCTAGCTTTTCAACATCAGCCTTTAGTTCATCAGAACTTGACCAATACTCCTTCCAATCACTCTCAACCTTAAACCTAACACGTTTTTTGTTTACTTGTTTGCGTTTGGGAGTCCAGAATAATTTCTTACCAATATACTTTCTATTAGTAGTTATATTTGTAATGCAATAAACAAACCCGACATAGTTGCCGGGTTCAGTAAATTCTTCACCATGATACATCCAACTCATTCTTCATCTTCTTCTTCATCCAACTCATAGAGTTCGTGACCACAAAAAGGGCAAAAGTTTACGTGATAATAACTTTCATCTAAGTTATACTTTATCTTAAACATTGCCCCACATTCATTACAATCAAATTGTTTTTGCATGGATTTGTTCTACCTCGACTTGACACTTCTTTAGGAACTCGATCCCTTCGCTGGATCTATACTGATTACGGTAATAAACGCTCTTAACACCTGATGTATATATCAACTTAGAACATTCCATACATGGGGCATGAGTGATAAACATAGTAGAAGCAAGCCCGCTCTCATTTGATCTAGCAAGTTTAGCGATGGCGTTAGCTTCTGCATGAATGACTTCAGGTTTTGTCTTAAGCGTGACTTGAAATCCATCATCGTGATTCTCTTCGCAGTTGTTATCCCATCCAGTAGGTGTGCCGTTATAGCCTATACTTATGATTCTATCATCTTTGACTACTATGGCACCAACCTTTAATCTCTTTGCATAGCTAAGTTTTGCAAATGTTTCTGCTACATCCATAAATGCTTGTTTAACTTTTTCTTTCACGTTTCTTTCTTTCCATCATATCAACAAACAATATTTCTATGTCTGCATGCTCACCAAATAACTTCTTAAACGTTTTAAGGACATCTTGAAAGTATGGAGAATCAGGATTGTTTCTTCCAAAGTATACATCATTAAGAATTAAGTCTCTATACTCTTGTGATGATTCCTCTAATACATCCCATTTATTCAATGGACATGTAAATAGAGGAATAACTGCTTTAAGTTTTATAACGCAGCCACATTCAGAGCACATCTCAATGCCGCCCATCGATTCTACTCTTTTATCACATGAGCGGCAGGTCTCTAGTCTCTTTGCAATGTAGCTCAAGCTACCTTACCCCATACTTCTTCCCAACTCCCAGATAATGCACCTTTAGCATAATCAGTTGCTCTGTTTTCAAAGAAGTTTGTATGAGTCGGTGCATTAATCATTTCCTCTACCCAAGGTAAAGGATTCTTCTTAACCTTCATGATTCCTTTAAGGCCCAAGCTAATAAGGCGGCGGTCAGCAATATAGCGGATATACTGTTTAACGTCACTAGCGTCCAGATCAGCCACGCGTACCATGCCGAATGCCAGATCAATAAACTTATCTTCAAGCTCCACCATCTTGGTAGCAATCGTGTAAATCTTTCCTTTAAGTTCATCGTTCCAGATTTCCCTATTTTCTTCTATATAGGTTCTGAATAACTTGATCATGCTTTCTGCATGCATCGTTTCATCTACAATAGACCACGTTACGATTTGACCCATTCCCTTCATCTTTCCATGTCTTGGAAAGTTAAGTAGCATAATAAAGGAACTGAATAGTTGCATTCCTTCAGTAAATGCACTGAATGCAGCAATATGTTCAGCAGTAGATTCTTTAGTACTATTTCTAGAACTTAAATCTAAAAGATAGTCATGCTTCTCTCTCATTTCACCATATTGAAGGAATTCATTGTATGTTGTTTCTGGCATTCCTAATGATTCAATAAGATGTGAGTATGCTGCAATATGCAATGCTTCTCTTGCAGCAAATCCAGCTAACATCATTCTAATTTCTGGTTGTGGAAAATAGGGCAAGTAATTCTTTACATAGCCCCCGGCTACATCAATATCACCTTGTGTAAAGAATCTAAAGATATGAGTTAAGAACTTTTGCTCATCTTCTGTTAGTTTGTTTTTCCAATCCTTAACATCCTCTAACATAGGAACTTCTGTATGTAACCAATGGGCTTGCTCATGCTTTAACCAAGCCTCATATGCCCAAGGATAGTTAAATGGTTTGTAGTATGTTCTGTCTTCTAGTAAGTTTGTTTTTGTTTTTTTAATCATTTGCGATAAACTTTAAAAATTCTTTTTCCTTTAATACGCCTGTATGTCTCTTAACTTCACCGTTTTCATCTACTAAGATCATAGTAGGCACCGATGTTACTTTCCAACTTTTAACTAAGTCAAACTTTTCATCAATATCTACTTCTTCGATCTTGATGTTAACTCGCTCACCTAAGTTCTTTATTATACTTGATTGTGTTTTGCAGGGGCCACACCATTCCCCATAAAATTTAAGTAGTTTCATCTTTGTCTATCCTCGTTATTTTTTCTTCTTCAATCATTCTTATGATGTTCTTAGTTAGCGTTAAATCTCTTTCTAACCAATACAATTTATCTTGCAACTCGATTAGCTTTTCTTTGTAGAACAAAAGTTCTTTCTCCTTTTGTTCTTTCATTTCATAGACGTCTTTAAGTAAAATTATCTTGCTCATATCTTAGAACGAATATCTTGAATAAGTTTTTCACAAATAGTATCAATCTCCTCTCTTGTGAAATCCATCAGATCATGATTATTTGTCTCACCAATGTACATATCGAATTCTGCCAGACGATAAGGCATATATGTCCTATCATCACCTTTCTCTATGTTAACAAACCAACCTGGATATCCACAGTTTGTAGGAGTTGTACCACCAAATAAAACCATTCCTGGTTTATCAAATGCATAAGCTAAGTGTTGTCCAGCACTATCACAACCAAAGAAGTAATCAGATTGTGATGCAATCATTGCCCATTCCCTAATTCCTACTCCTCTAATTCCTAAGACCATATTTCTATCTATAAAAGGAATTTCTCTATCATCAAATAATGCAATTTGAAATCCAGCTTTGGTCAAGGCATTAATAGCTTTGATAGTTAGCTCTCTAGAAAACGATCTTACTGTATTATCTAATACTTCATTGTTATTAAAGGTAGCAGTACTTCCAAATGGTTGAAAAAGGATCGTCTTTTTACCAGATTGTTTGATTATGTCATTAAACCTGTTTTTCTCTGGTTTAGTTAGGTAAATCCTAGGTTTGTGTGTAGGTTCTGTAGAATTATTAATCTCTTCATTAAATGCTTGAGAAAGACTAATTCTGTTATTGATATAATTAGAATTAAAATAAGGTTCTGGTTTAAAGATCTTTGTATCTTTTATTCTATCAAAAAGACCTTTTGTATTGTTATCAAAAAGGTTATTAGCTAAAAGTTTATTACCCCAAAACAAAGGTGTCCAGAAATAAGTAATAATTGTTGTATCAGGATGCTCTGTAATAAAGTTTTCAAGAGCTGGGATTGAGCAGATCTGGCGACCAGCACCGCCATCAATTAGTATAGTATGTTTCATAATTATCTAAATTTTGGTCCACTAACCCATCCTACAAGACTGCATCTTGTTCCTAGTGTTACTGGAGTTACTTCATGTAATGTGAAGCTAGGAAAAAAGTTAATAGTTCCTTGCTTTCTTGAGGGTTTGACTGGAGTTGGTGCAGTGTATAATAATAAATCTCCACCCTCGTAACTATTTTCATTAGAAAGCTGAACACTGAAACTTAGCTTTCTTGATACTGCAGAATTGTATCCATAATCAGTATGCTTATCATACATACCACCATCACCATCAGTATCATCATATTTGGTAAATTGCAACTCTTCTAATGCTATTAAATCAAACTGAAAAAACTCTTGATTGATGTTGGTAATCAAGTCGGTACATTTCCTATATAACCACTCACATTCACCATTTTTATGGTCTAACCAACTGATGTGGGATCGTCTTATATCATCATTTATTGGTTTTTCACCAAACACCGTTGCTCTTGTGGGAGTAAACACTTCAGTACCTAATTTAATAACTTCTTTACATTCTTCTTCACTAAATGCATTTTCTACAAATGCAAACGTTTCATTGACCCAACCTTTCAAAAACCACATAATCTATTCTCCTATTAACCCTCACAAGCTAAACAAACATCATCGCTTTGTGCTAATTGTTTTAAATCTATTTCCTCGATCACCTGACGTTCTATTTTCTTAGAGACTTTATCAGCTTTCGAAATCTTTTCGCTGCGGCAGTAGTATAACGTTTTGAGTCTTTGCTTCCATGCCATAAAGTGGACTGCGTGTATGTATTTGACACTTGAGTCAGGCCTGAAAAAGAGATTGACACTTTGCGCTTGGTCAATATAGGGTTGGCGATCAGCGGCATGCTGTACAATCCATCTTTGGTCAATTTCCATTGAAGTCTTAAACACTTCTTTGGTCCATTCATCGAGTATTTCCAGATGCTGAACGCTGCCATCATTGGCGATAATACTCGACCAGATTTCGTTATAGTCCAATGTAGAGTCACCATTACATTTCTCCATAATAATTTTATCTAACCATTTATTCTTATTAAGATGAGCGCCTGATAAAGTATCTTGACGATAAGCATTAGCACGATAAGGTTCAATGCTAGGAGAGGTATTGCCCATAATAATGGATGATGAAGCATTGGGAGCAATAGCCATAAGGTGGCTGAACCTACGCCCAGTATCCACAGCATCAGGAGCCTCACCACGATCCTTTCCAAGGTCAAGGTTTGCACGATCTAATCCTTCACGAATATGCTTAAACATTTGTTTATTTTTGCTTACAGCCAGCGCTGATTCAAACGGGACTTGTACCTTTTGCAAGTAAGCATGAAAACCGAGAGCACCAATACCAATAGACCGTTCACGCATAGCTGAATACTTTGCTCTTGATACGCTATCAGGAGCATTATCAATGAAATACTGAAGAACGTTATCAAGCATCTCCGCAACGTCCCGAAGAAAAAGTTTGTCATTTTTCCAATCATCATAATATTCTAAATTAACAGATGATAAACAACATACTGCTGTTCTTTCTTTATCAGTAGGTAAAATAATCTCACTACATAAGTTGCTTTGTTTGATACTTAAGCCAAGTTTCTTTTGAAACTCTGGCATTGCATTATTACTAGTATCGATGAAATGCAAATAAGGTTCACCAGTTTGCATTCTAAGTTCTAAGATACGTTGCCAAAGTTCTCTAGCTGAGATTGTTTCTCTTACTTCACCATTGTGTGGATCCTTTAACTCCCATGTATCGTCTGCTGATGGATCAATCATACACCTTTCAATAATATGCATAAAATCATCAGTAATATTAATACCGTGATGCAAATTCAAAGCACGCATATTGGGATCGCCCGTAGGCTTTCTCATATCTAAAAATAAGAGAATATCTGGATGAGATATATTAAGGTAAGCAGCATAGCTACCGCGCCTAGTTCTACCCTGTCTATATGCGAGTGATGACGCGTCGTAAGTGCGAAGATGAGGCATGACCCCCACAGACTTATCATCAGCACTTCGAATACCAATTCCAATTCCTACTCCTCCACCGAGCATTGAGAGCCAGTTGACTTCTGATAAAGTGCTGACCAAACCTTCAGCACTATCATCAAGATAAGGTAAAAAACAACTAATAGGAAGACCCCGCTTCGAGCGTCCAAAAGAGAGTATCGGTGTGCTATAGCTAAGCCAGTGATTGCTGCTATAATTATAAAGACGCTGACTGTGCTCTGGATTTGATCCAAACGCTGATGAGACATATGCAAACCTTTCTTGAGGAGAAACTTCACCTTCCATCATGTATGATTCTTGCAACCTTTTAACACCTAATTCATCGAACAAATTGTCTCGAGAATAGTCTACCTTAATGCCATGGACAATTCCAGGGGTCATATACTTTACTCCGTTATTTTTGTTTTACAGATCAAAAACTAATAATCAAAGACCTAATAAGTTCTTCTTAGGTGCCTCTATTTTGATAGTCTCTACTTTGCATTTTTCAGCCAATGCAATCGCTCCTACTCTTACTCCAGTGTCTCCACCCTTAGCAATTTCAGTCACAGCAGCAAAACATGCAGCTTGTGAAATCGTTGTGTCTTTACTTATAGACTTTGCAGTGTCGTAATATAACTGCTCTTTACTTGTAGTTGCACAAGAGGCTAGAAGTAGTGAAATTAACATAATCATGACATATCTCATTTCTTGACACCTTCATAAACTTCTTTTTGTTTCTTATACCAATCATTCCAGCCATCATTCTTAAGACTGCATTCATAGTAAAGAGTATAGTTGTTAACTACTGCTTTTAGCAACTCAGTAATTGCAATTTTGTCACCTTCTATCTGTTTAAGATCAGGACATTTTTCTAACAATTGCTTAGGTGCTTCTGGCCACTGAGGTTTAGCTGGTAAAAACTTGGTAACCATACCGCAACCAGATAATCCTAAAGCTACAAGAATGGCTAATATATATCTCATTTCTTGTCTCCGGTTGCTGGTGATTTAGCTGCTTCATTATGCATATTAAGTATCACAGAAGGAACTGGACATTCTTTAATAACACGCTTCAGTTCTTCAATCTCACCTTCAAGTTTCTTCTTCTGGTCTTCTGATAAGTCTTTAGTTACTTCTTTTACTACTTCAGGTCCCTGAATTATCTTATCGACAAACTTAGTAATTATTTCACCCTTTTCTTTAATTACTTTAGTTTTTTCAACAATCTTTTCTTGAACTTCTACAGTAACTTGTTTGCCTTTATTTTCAGCAACTGAAACCTGCTCTTCTAGTTCCTTGACGCGATTTTCCCATTTTTGTTCATTGCTAGCTGCACCAAGAAACCATATCGATATTACTGTTAGAGCAATACCGACACCTTGTACAGCAAACCTATTTGCAGTTACTAATGGAATTTTTGATAGGAACCAAGCAGCAGCAATCGCTGCGACTCCTAGTGCAAGTGTGAATCCCCAAAACCAAGTTGGGATCCAACCAAAGAGCATGGTTAGTTGCCACATATCAGTCTAACCTCTTAATGAGTGGAAATACTTTTGATATAACTTCTGCGCACGCTAGAGCAATATCAGCGTGCTCTTTTTGTGTACCGTTTTCTTTTCGTAGAGATATATAGTGAATCCAAGATCTCACGGTTCCATTCATATAAAGTCTAGATTCTGTCAAACCTTCCGGAAGTACTGCACGAGCTTGTTCTTTCGCAATTCCGTTTTCTATAGCCCAAGTATAAGCATCCTTCGCTGCTTGGATAACATCAGCCTGAACGTTATCCCACCTAGCTTGTAACATAATATCATCTGTTTTTATACTGTTTTGTCTGTTCTTGGTGTCCTGTAACCTTGCTTCTCTAAAAACGAAATTGAGTTCTTTAACAGGGTCAGCATATCGCTGGGAGAACTCTTGGAAACTAAAACTTCTGTGTCTGAGGATTTGTCTTGCAATGTCTCTTGTGGTTGTGATTTCGAGACAGACGTTGACCATTTCGAATGGTGACCAATGCTGGTTCTTAATAAGGTATCGCAGTAATCTGTCCGAGGTTTCTGTATTGGATTGATTACTTGGGTTCGACACTCTGGCGCAGTAGGCAATGAGATCTTGTATATCGGGAGCAGTTTCGAAATCATCTAGTAACTCCGATGAGGGTTCTGAATAACTAATTAACTTAACTTTCATACTCTTTTCCATGATGTAAATTTTAACTTTGCTTGCAAACCTTGAAACGTATTTGTATTTATAATCTTATTAACATTTATCCCAGCTAAAATCATCTCATTGATATCTTTTTCCTCGATTGTTTGAGGCCAGATAACGACACGATATTGCTCATCGATCATACTACCAAGTAATTTAACTACTTCTTTATTCCTTGGTTGATTATCTAGGACGATAATTAGCTTTTCTTTAGGCAAATTAGACTGTTTTAGCTTTACAAT